CATGTATGCGCTAGCATTCATTCTACTAAACTTGTCTAAGCCTTTACGTACTGTGTCGTAGTCCTCACTAAACTCAGCGTCTTTAATCTGCATGTATAACTTATGTTCTTCTGGTGTTAACATTGTAGATTGACCTGAGTAAGGATTAGTTGTTTTTATTTGTGTTGTCATATCCTTGAATATATAGGATAAGTCTATCATTGTCAACCTACTTTCTTCTCAATGGTCCATTGATTATAATACCTTGATGAGTCTTTGACAGGGTCCTTGATCTTTGTTTCTAGTGGCTCTCGTCTTGGTGCTATTGCAACGATTGCCTCTAAGTGTGTGTTAAGGTATTGAGTCATACAACCTTGACTACAAAAGTATTTGGTCCACCAATCTTTGTTCCAATTATTAAGAGCAATCTTTCTGGTCCTTAATACTTTGTTTCCCTTGCTACCTCTTATTCTATCCATTGTTTTATCTTCATGACACTTCGGTGCATGACACCAATTAAAATTACTCATGATTTGGCAACCCCTCTAACATTGATACCACTCCACTAAAAGTAATTAATACTCCCAATACATTGTGGTCGGAATGAACTGTTGTTATTACTCCCAACATTCCTAATACTAATCCAACTAGTACCATTAATAATCGTCCTATCATTACATGTCCCTCCATACTCTTAATGCTATTAAACTCATTATTGTTAAAAATAAAAACCACTCCATTAGTGCCTCACTTTCCAACTTGTAGTCGCAGTTCTATAACCATGACTATCTAAGTCATAATAAACATAATAAGGAACACCTTTTTTAGATGTACCATATCTGCTTTTTTCGTCATGTTTGCCTTGTCTTGTTATATGTTTTTTGTGCTTGTTAGCCCAATAAGTAATATAAAATGTTTTAGTCATATGTATTTCTCTCTTTCTATCCCTATCCTATATTAAATAGGATAGGGTGTCAATAGTTAATTTACACTTTCTGCATTATTATTTTCGTACAATAACCTCGCTTTTATCTTATCTGCTCTTGATTGATTTTTGTTTTTCATACCCTTAATTCTTTCAGCAAGATTTTTAGGATTATAAATAACAAGTCCTGTACTATTAGTTCTGATTATTTCTGCGTCAGTAATATTTAAACCAAGTTCAGTACAAAGTTCTAGTGCTTCATCTAAATATTTATAACCTTTTAAACCAACTTTAATTTCTTTCATTTGGTCTAAAATAGAGTTAATCCATTTTGAGTGTGCAACAACAAATCTTCCCTTTTGTGCTTTCCACTCAATTAAAAAATTAAACTCTTGTTCAGTACAAGCAATAGAACGATCTCTACAATAATCTCTACCAATTAAATCTAATTGATATTTTTCATTCCATTGTTTGCCATAGCCACTATCATCACTACCAAGATACTTATTATTGTTGTCAGTATATTTTGTTTTGTGTGGGTTATTATCTTTGCCCTCTTGTTCAATCAAAATATCTGGGTTGCAATCTTCTTGTGCTTTTAGTTCATCACGAAACAAAGCATAACCATATTCATTATCACTTCTTGAATATGAAGAATTGTTGTCAGTATCAAAGCTACCACTTAATCTAAAATCAAAATGTTTTTCAATGGTACTTGGAACAATCTTAACATTGTTATCGTAATCTCGTTCCTCTTTCTCGCCCATATAATGAAAATGAAAACAACTATCTTTTGCAATAGTAGAAACATTTTCAAACTTATTTTGAAGATAGTATGCTTTTTCAACATCATCTTCGGTATAGTGTCGTCTTACTATTTGTTCAGCAACTTTCCACGCATTGTCATTTATGTCAATTTGTTCTGCTTTCAAAGTGTCATACTTTTGTTTTTCTTGCGTGTCCTCTTGTTCAAGGTGTACTCGCATACGATTAGCAATCTTATTACGATACTCTTGATTTAGTCTTATTCTAGTCATTTGTGCCTTTCTGTTTGTTTGCATGATTTGTTTTTAACACTTGACAAAAGGATTGTCAAGTATTATATAGGATATGTTAGCCTCATTTAGAGATTTATCGCTACTCAAAACTATAAATCTTTCTGGGACCTGCACCAGCAAAAGCAGGTAGGATTTGGGCGTTGGCCAAGTACACTCTTCGGAGTTTTCCGCAACGCCACTGATCCCTGGTCCATTACGCTGGCACATTAATAAGTGTCTATGTAACAAACGAAAGGGTGGGATGGACCTGGGATCAGAAAGAAATTATGAGAAACGGTTCAGAAAGTATTAGAGTATTAATAAATCACTGGCGCTGGCTGCGGGCCAATGGTTATAAAAAAGAAGCGACAAGCTGCAAGCTTCAAGCCGCAAGCTTGACAAGAAAGAATTATAATGTTATAGGAGAATCAAGGAGAAAGAAATTATGCAAACAAAAGACGCTTTAAAAATTATAGGGGGCTCATTGAGCAAGCCTTCAAAGATGCCTGGATGGTCAATAGGTTTACCTGCGAAGGAATGCAAGACTGGCCACAAGCTCAGGGACGTTGAGGGCTCTGTCTGTTATGACTGTTACGCGCTCAAGGGCTGTTACGTGTTCAAGGTTGTTCAGGATGCACAGTATCGAAGGCTGCGAGCTATACAAGACCCAGCATGGGTCCAGGCAATGGCACACCTGATCAACAGCAAGAAGCCCGATGTGTTTAGATGGCATGACAGCGGGGACGTTCAGGATCTAGATCACTTACAAAAAATTTACAGTGTCTGCAGGTTAACACCTGGCAAGCGTCACTGGCTCCCAACCCGTGAAGCATGGATAAAGGACCACCTGACAGACAAGCCTAACAATTTAGTCATACGATTTAGCGCGCCCATGGTTAACCAGCGGGCGCCTGCTTCGTGGCCCAACTCTTCAGAAGTGGTGAGCTCAGGGGCCAGCTGTCCAGCTGCAAAACAAAACAATGAATGCAGAGACTGCCGGGCATGCTGGGACGCCACAATTAAAACAGTTTCTTATGGTAAACATTGACATGTGGAGACACCCAAAATATTATAAAGAATTACGCAAGCTACGTAATAAACTGGATCAGGCAATTAGTTTAAGAGCTCACGACGGTGAGTGCGAACGTTCGCCTGGTCCGGGCCTCAAGCCACAAGCGCCAAGCGACAAGCATCAAGCTGCAAGCCACAAGCGCCAAGCTTCAAGCTCCAAGCTTGTTGAATAACAAGCGACAAGCGTCAAGCTCCAAGCTGCAAGCTCCTTGGAACTTGAAACCTTCCCTTACAAGTTCTTGTATATACCTTCCCTCAAAAAGTTTTATGGTACCAGGACCGAGGGCCTGGACGAGGATAAAAGAATTCTTTGGGTGCCTCTCATGGAAGCTAATTTGGTGTGGGCTGAAACGGATTTTGTTTGCTTTTGTAGTCTTTAGTTCGACAGTGAAAAAGTGGCCAGAATTATTATAAGCCAATAGATCGGGAGTACCGTGTAAGCTAATATTTTCAAGTCTAATCCACGAAATTTCTGGAATAGTTTTACGAAGTTTTTGATATAATTTAGCCTCTGGACCCATACAGTTTTGGAGCCAACATCGTCATCCATTAATAGTCCTTCAATAGTTTATCTGGCAAGATTAAACTAGAAGGTTTTTCTGTTTTGATTACAAGTCTGTGTGCAACATGACCTTTGTGTCCAAGAATTGGTTGTGTGTTTTCTTGCACTTCCATTCTTTTAACTTCGTGTAACTTTCCATCTTTCTCTACAAAGATGACTGCATTCTTAACTGCGTCTGATCCTTCTGTAAAGCTAGATAAAAATTGTTGTAAGTCTTGTACTCTCATTTTCTTAATCTTCTGTTTGCGTTTGACAGTTCGGTTATTAGTTCTTGTTGCTGTTGTACTCTCGACTCAAGAGCCACCACTTCTCCAGCCTTTTCTTTCCACTGCCAAATTTCTTTATGCAATTCTTGATTAAGCTTTCTATGTGTTTCTTCAATTGATTCTAAATCAGCAACACGTGCTTGTAACTGTTCGATTGTTTTTGTCAAGTCGTTCTGCCCTCTGTCATCAAATTTATGTTCTACTTCGCTTTCATAACTCATATCTTCTCCATGTTCTTTCTGTTTTTCGTACGTTCTTTTTTCACGCATGTTGGCTTGAATTATTACACAAAGTATCCTATAATGTCAATCATGGGATTGCCAAAAAGATTAACTGAAATGCAAATGAGATTTGCTGAAAACTATGTGTTCGGTGATGAACACGGACCTCTTACAAAAACAGAGGCAGCAAAGCGTGCAGGCTATAGCGAAAAGAATGCTAGGTTTGAAGGCTCTAGTCTTACTAGTCCAAAGAAACACCCATTGGTTGTAAAATACATGGGAGAACTACGAGAAGAGATTCTAAGAAAACATGAAGTGACTTATGATAATCACGTTGCACAACTAGGTAAAATTAGAGAGGGTGCTTTAAGGAAAGGAGCATGGAGTGCAGCCGTAAACGCCGAAACAAACCGAGGCAAGGCGGCAGGACTATACA